CTTTTCGCGCACTGACATCCAAGTCTGCCCCCAGCATCTCCAGTTGCTTTCTGAAGTGATCAAAACTCTGCTTATTTTGCGGATTCATGCGATCTTATTCACCTCGATTTTAACGGCATTGGAGAAGTTGCGGGAAAAGGGGTGCCCTGCAACGCCTATAAATGTCTGCCCTCTATGGCTTATCTCCAAAGTATCCCCCTCACGAAGCTTTACTTCGGAATCCACAAACAAGGTAAATACTGATCGGGTAGTGGCCACCGTAGCCGACTGTTCTAACGCCGGTTGTG